TGGTGTCGCTGCGCCATGTCGAAAAGAAAAAGCAGAAGCGCCCCGGGGGAAGCTCTGGCGGTTCCGGCAGTTCCGGCGGCGGTGCGAGCGCGGGGCAGCTCGACGCGAGCGGCAGCGGATCGAGCAGCGGCCAGCAGAACTACAAACACGAGGGCGACACCGTAAATACCGAATTGCGGGTAACCAAGAAGAAAATCGATTTCAGGACCGGCGACAACAGCGTTGCCGATCACGACAAGGAAGCTGCTCGATGGACCTTCGGCGGCAAGGAGCACGTCGTTACCTCGACCGATAAGCACACCGTCCAAAGCAAGCAGGTGAACATAAATGGCACTACCTCGACCGTCGTGCAGGGTCTGCAGGTGAACATCAACGGCACGCAAGGAATCGCCTTGGCCGGGCCGACATCGGTGAACGGAAATCCGGTCGCCACGACCGAAATGTTCGACGCGCGCGACAGACTGATTGCCGAACTCGCAAGCAGAGTGTCGGCGCTGGAAGCAAGGATGGGGGATTGATGGCCGACATCCGCTATCTGCAACAACTCGATTTTCCAAGCTACGCCGTCCAGCTCGACTGGCTGATGACGGATCAGAACCTCGTTGCCGAGGGGTACGACCTGCAATCGGCTGTCATCATCGCGCTCGGCACCGACGCGCTGGCGCCGATCGACCAGGAGCTGCCCGACCCAGACGCAACGGATCGGCGAGGCTGGTGGGGAGACCTTGACGCAGAGGAGCTGTGGGACGGCTGGCCGGTCGGTTGCCTGCTCTGGCTTTTGCGTCGCGCGAAGATCACCGGCACGGCCGCAAAGCAGGGCTCGACCCTGGTGCGCGCCGAGGGCTGGACCCGCACCGCAATGGCGCCGTTCACCTCTCACATGATCGCGTCGCGCATCGACGTGCTGGCCGAGCAGACCGCCATCGATCGCATCGACATCGGCGTTGTGATCTATCGCGGGCCGCAGCCCGAGATCGAGCTTCGCTACAACGAGCTTTGGACCGATCTGCGGGGAGGGCGTTAAAATGCCGTGGCTCACCCCAACCCTGAAAGCGACTCGCCAGTTGACGCGCGACTATGTGCTGAGCCAGCTCGGCGCCAAGGCGATGATCCCAAACTCGGTGCTGCGCATCATGAGCGATGCGATGGCCGGGCTCGGCAACATGGCCTATCTCTATTTGGATTGGCTCGCCAAGCAGATCATGGTCGATACGGCGGAGAGGGAATGGCTTGACCGTTTCGGCATCATCTGGCTGACGAATTCAGACGGCTCGAAAGGCCGCAAGGCCGCGACCTATGCCCATGGCACCGTTCTGTTCGAGGGAAATCCCGGCATCATAATCCCGATCGGCACGCTGCTGACCGGCGCCAACAACCTGCAATATCAGACCATCGAGGCCGGCGAGATCGACGCCAGCGGCCAGGGCACCGCCGACGCGGTGGCGCTGACGGCGGGCATCGCCGGCAATCTGCCGGACGGGACCGCAGTGTCGATCCAGCCACCTGTGTTTGGCGGCCCGACTGCGACGCTGCAGGGCGACATGACGGGCGGGGTCGACATCGAGAGCGACGACCAGCTACGCGAGCGCATCCTGTTCCGCATCCAGAACCCACCGATGGGCGGCAGTCAGGCCGACTACATACGGTGGGCGATGGCGGTGCCGGGCGTCACGCGCGCGTGGGCTGCGCCCGAGCAGGGCGTGGGCACTATCACGTTGCGCTTTCTCATGGACGACCTTTATGCCGACAATCACGGCCTGCCGACGCCGGCCGACATTCAGGTCGTGAGCGACTACATCGACACCATGCGCCCGGTGACGGTCAAGGATTGCTACGTTGTGGCGCCGATACTGTTCTTCTACGACATCACCATCCGCAATCTGGTGAACGACGATCCGACCGTTCGCGGCCGCATCGAAACCTCGATCGGCGATATGGAATTCGGGCGCTCCGAGCCCGGCCAGACCATGTTTCGGTCCTGGGTCGACGAGGCGATCAGCCAAGCGGTCGGCGAGCAGTCTCACGAACTCGACTTCGTCACGACGCCGATGCCGGCGCCCGGCTACATGCCGACGATAGGAACAATTTTGTACTCATGAAAAGCGTAGCAGAAAGAGCGGCATACAATAGAAGCTGGCGGGCTGCGAATCCCGAGAAGGTCGCAGCGTATAAGAAAAAATGGCCGCGAAACCCGGAGAACAAAGCCGCCTACGACAAGCAATGGCAGGCTGAGAATCCCGACAAGGTCGCCGCTGCCAACAAACGATGGTACGGCGCAAATGCCGAAAAGAAACGCGTATATAGGAGAGAGCACTATAGAAAGACCGGGGGATACGAAACTTTGAAATCGAAAATTGACTTTGAGAAAAGAGCGGCTCATTCCCGTCGTCACGCAGCAAAGAAAAACGGCTATGTTGAATGCACCGTTTTTCCGCCGCGGCCGACGGACAGTCGTTGCGACATCTGCTCTCGTGTAAAGAAATTAGTGCTGGATCACGATCATCATACTGGTGCTTTTCGCGGCTACATTTGCCGCGATTGCAATATGGGACTTGGCAAGTTGGGCGATAATCTTGATGGCCTGTTGCGAGCAGTTGAATATCTGAAAGGCGAGCCGCGAGATGCCTGAGCCCGACCGCCACGTGACCAGAACCGGCGAAGAATACGCCGACGCCCTGCAGAGCCTGTTGCCGCTCGGGCAGGCGTGGCCTCGCGAAGACGACAGCACGTTGATGAAGGTGGTCCGCGGGCTAACCGGGATTTGGGGCGACATCGAAATCCGCGCCTCAAAACTCTTGGAGATGGAAAGCGACCCGCGCAGCACGATCGAGCTGTTGCCGGACTGGGAGCGAAATTTCGGACTGCCAGACCAATGCTACGCCGAGCCGCAGACCATAGGCCAGCGCCAGCTCGCGCTCGTCATGCGGATGACGATGCTCGGAGCCCAGTCGCGCGAGTTCTTTATCGGCGTCGCCGCCCAACTCGGGTACTCGATCACCATCACCGAGTATCGCACCTTTGTGGTCGGCATCGACCGATGCGGAGATAATCGCATCTACGGCGACGGCTCCGATCCGATGTACAACGAATGGGGCCAGCCGATCAAAAACCCGAACGGTCAGAACGTGGCCGGGGGCGAGCTGTCGGAATATCCGTATTACGGTCTCGGCCCGGAAACCAACCGCTTCTATTGGACGGTGCACGTGCATCTGGCGGCGCTGACTTGGTTTCGCGTCGCCAAGGGACAGACCGGCGTCGATCCGCATCTGCGCATCGGGCTCGCAACCGATCTCGAATGCCTGCTGAACAGGTTGAAGCCGGCGCACACGCAAATCATCTTCGACTATTCGGGCATCGGAAAGCCCGGCGATCCAATGGCAGGGACACCATGAAATACGAAGCGCCCTTCGGAGTTTCCGATCCAAATTCTTCATACATCAATGGCAACCCGTCGACCGGGACGATGGGATCGATCCCGCCCGCAGCCTCGATCGAGAACCCGCAGCGTGAGATCGTCAACTTCATAAATGCAAATGCGCTGACGCCGAGCGCTGCCGATCTCTTTCAGCTCGCGAAGTCCGTGCAGGCTGGGCTCGTCAATTACGGCACTGACCAGGGTGTGCCGAATCAGATCGCGATCACGCCGACCGTTCCGATCTCAGCTTATGCGCTTGGCCAGCGTTTCGTCATCAAACTAAAATACGGCAATACCTCGAAAGTCACCATAAACGTGAACGGCATCGGCGGGGCGCCCCTCATCCACACCGATCTGTCTCCGATAAATCCATATGAACTGATCGCAAATCAATTGATCGAAGTCGCCTACGACGGCGCGAACTTTCAGGCAATTGGCGGCGTCGGCATTGGCGGCTCCGTGCTGTTGACTGCGCCGCAAAATCTTTATGTCAACGCCAGCACCGGTAGCGATACGCTTTACGACGGCACTTCGGCGACTATTGGCGGCCAGAGCGGGCCGTTCCAGACGATCCAAAAAGCCCTTGCAACGATGAAAAAATATAACTTGGGCGGATGGACATTTACAATTCATGTGGCCGATGGAACTTATTCAAATCCAACGCCGGTGGATTTTCCGCAGCCGAATGGTTCCGGCTTGGTGGCGCTAGTTGGAAATACGACAAATCCGAGCGCGGTGTTGATTCTTAATTCAGGTTCGGGAAGCTGTTGGCGCGCAAGCGCTGGCGGAAACTTCTCCGTGAATGGTTTCAGTTTCCAGGCCACAGCGGCGTCCTCCGGCGATCTCGGATCGGCATTATGGTGGACGAGCGGGAGTTCCCTCAGTCTCTATGCTTGCAGTTTTGGCGCGGTTCCCGGCTATCATATTTTGGTCGGGCCAAGTGCGAGCTGTCTGGTCTTTGGGCCTTGCACGATCACGGGTTCGGCTCTGGCGCATCAATACGGTTACGAGAACGGCACGCTATTGAATGCCACACCAAACAACCCAACTCTGAATATCCCAAATGCGGTGACATTCAGTAATGGTTTTGTTATTGCCTCAAACGGGGGGCAGACGCGGCCAATTTGGTCAGGCATCACGGGCGCAGGAAACGTCACCGGAGCGAAATACATCGGAACTTCCAATGGCGTCATTGACACCAATGGAAGAGGGGCAAGTTACCTGCCCGGAACAATAGCGGGATCGTTGGCGACAGGAGGGCAATATCTATGACAGTTAGCATTGCCAATCATTATTGGATCGTCGG